ACTTACTTTGTTACCGTTTGCGTCTTGTGTTTCACCGGCACCCTCTTTATTACCATCTTCATTGTCAAGATGTTCGTCTAGCATTTCGCCAAGTTGATCTAAGAAGTCTTGTCCGTTCTTTTTAGCCTGCTCGTATATATCGTCATATACTTCTTCTGATGTCCATCCATCGTATTTAAAGTCTTGGAAACAGTCAATAAAGCTAGGCTTTTCACCAATATGATCACGCACTAGTAAATTATTAACAATATAATCAGCGGCAATATTATACAGTCTTGGATCACGTTCGTTTCTACGTCCTAAATGATCAAATACACAGTGCAAAATTTCGTGTGCAATAACAAATTCAATTTCTTTGTTATTCATTTTATTAAAGAATTGTGTGTTAAAATAAAGATTACGTCCGTCAACTGCGGCTGTAGGCAACCAATCATCAGCTGCCATAATACGCAACCGTGTTGCCATGTTACCAAAGAACGGATGCCTTAAAAGCAATCCTACTCTAGCAACGATAATACGCTCCATAACGTCATCACGCATCTCTACTAATTCTTCTGGAGTAATATCTGGATTAGGTGTCCAGTGTTTAGTGCCCTCTACACTATGTAATACATCTTTTTTCATTGTGCCTATTCCTAATTGTTATATTTACAGTATACACATATTTACACTATTTGTCAAGTAAAAACGGGCGTTTTGGAGAGATCGCCCAACTCTATATACTATGCCTGTTGCGCCGCAGTAATATACTTACCAAAACGTTCATGGAATTCATCAAAACATTCTACTTCATCTGGATCGATTGGAAGTGAATATTGTGTAAGAGCAAGTTTAATACCCATTACAACCAATTCTGTTTCAAAGTTATCCATTGCAAAACGTAAAAAGTTGTTAACTTTCGAATCAAACTTTTTATCGTTTTTATCCGAAGATTCTTTTAGCTCGTAGCAGAGTGAGACGGTCAAGGAATACATGGCACTGATTTCTTTAGTCTTAAGCTCTTTTACTTTACCTGCCAAAATATCTGTTGGATTAGGCATAGATGACGCAACCTTTCGGTGCGCCATAAACTTAACAGCAAGGCCTTCGCCTACTGAACCACTTACTAAGTCTGTAGTGGTTTGTTCGTCATCATCGTCTTCGAGTAGTTCTGAAACAAATGACCAAGAACGAGGTGTAGCAAATGAACGACTTGGTGACTTAGGATCAAAGTCATATAAGTCTTTCTTTGCAAAAGTCAAATAACCAACAACATCATTGTGTATACGGTTATCAACTGCCCACTGGAACCAGTCATCAAAATCAACTGCTAGTTCTAAGTGAACAAAACGGTTTGCTAACGGAGCAGGCATTCTATAAGTAACACCTTTGTCCGCATCACGGTTACCAGCGGCAACAATTAGAACATTATCTGGCAATTTGTATTGCCCAATACGTCTGTTAAGAATAAGCTGATAAGCGGCTGCCTGTACTGCCGGCGCCGCAGAATTCATTTCATCTAAGAAAAGTACAATATTATCATATTGATCTGCAAATTCTTGTGTAGGTAATTCTTGTGGCGGTGCCCACGCCATAACATTATCATTTGCACTGTAATAAGGAATACCTTTAATATCTGTAGGTTCCCAAAGTGACAAACGAATGTCAATTAAATGTGAATTTTTAAGTTGGTTAGTAATTTGTCCTACAATATCGGATTTACCAATACCTGGAGGACCCCAAAGAAACAAAGGACGTTTCTTTTTAAAAGCTCGCATAATGCTTTTCTTTGCTCCATTAGGCGATACTGTACGTAGTGCTGTATTTTCCATTTTGTATTCCTCTTCTGTGTTTTTCAGTGCCATATCTAATTTCTTAGTATGTATATATAATAGCACCAGTTTTACAAAAGGTCAACCAGTTTTGGAATCTTTTTTCTGTCTAGTAAGAGCTTTAGTAAGTCCGTATTTACGTATATCACCGCTAAAAAGGTGTAATTCCATGGCTTTTTTCTCGTCTGTAACAATAATTCCGTATTGTGCAAGATAATATGGACAGTCAATAAACGTATCCATCCAAATTATTGTATTTGTAGTAAGTTGGAAATCACGGGGAAATGGAATATCATATGTAGTTAGATCTAATTCTTCTTTGATAAATTCAAATCCTGCATCTGTAAGACGCAGGCCACCTGAATCTTTTGTTCTTGTGTTCTTCCACCATAGTGGCATGTGTTCAGCAACAGTCAAATCACTTACTGATTTTCCTGCTTGTTTTAAGAATATTTTAGTGTATGTTTCTTTCCAGTTCATTCGTACACAGTTTCGCCTGCTGTAAGTTTTACAACAGTAAACTCATCAGTATCAAACAGATCGTTAAGTTTTTTTGCTAGGTTATGTGCATGTCCTGGATTAGAAAAACTTGTCTTCTTATATTTAGGGCCAGGATAGCTAGTTAGGACATTTGAACTTTTTAAATTAAAAGGTGAATTTTCATAGAACACAGCCCAGATAGCTTCTGCTTGCAAAACTTGCTCAGATTTGTAAGTCTTCTTGTCAATAAATTCTTTTATAACAACTGGTTTTGGTCTACTCATATGCGTGTCCTTAAAGTTAACTACGCATATATTTATCTCTTTTTAGGTAACTTTTTTAACCATATCCAATGTACTATTTTATATATAGGGTAAAGTACCGGAATACTAAAAGATCGTTTGCCTTTTACAACAATAATGTCCCAAGTCCACTGACCTTGTATGTGTGTAAATCCTACAATGCCTAAACTAAAGTTACCTATTACCAATTAGACCCGCTGTCCATATTAACTTGTATAATATCGTCAGCACCTGAGTTTTTACGTGCAAGTATTTGTTCAAGATCACCGTTTAATCTAGTCATTACTTCGCCTAGTGTAAACGCAAGTCTTTTTGATTGTTCTAGTGTAAGTTTAACTTCTTTGGCTTTGCTTGCATCTGCACTTTTAACTTGGGATATAAATTGTTGAATAGGAACAGTGTTTAAAGGTTCATTTTGCATTGGCTTTAGATAACTCCGTTCTCATTTCTAATTCACTTTTAAAAGGACCTTTGTATGTGTAACGTTCTAGTGTAATTAACTTAGGACAATGACTTTTGACCCAACCTTTTTCAAAACGTATAATAAAATAACCTGCCGCATATAAACTTTTTGATTTGGAACTCTTTGTAAATAATGCAAGTTTTTGTTTTACATCATACACAGGGTTGTAAGGAACACAACTTGTTGAATATCCGTGAACTTCTTTTTCGTGTGTTTCTTTAATTTCTAATGAACTCCAACTAATAGTAGACTCTAGTGCAGAGGTTAGTTGTTTCTCGTTGTTGTAAAATTTAGTACCTTTAGGAGTACTTAAAATGTATTGGTCATCGTTCAAACTAATAGTGCCAAACTTTTCACCTTTTGTTTCTACAATCCAAAATTTATTTTTTATAATTTCTTTGGCATTTATACTCATTGTGGATACCTCGCTTGTAATGGTTCTGCAAATTGTGCCGCTTGATCTGCAATACGTTGCATATCCCATTTAGCACAGAACTTCATAAGACGCATACCAACTTGTGATATTTCTTTAGGTTCTACTTCTGCAATAGTGTTGTTAATAATTTCTCTAATATCATCAGGCTGTGCAGTCAAATCACAAAGTGTAACATTACGTGTGTAATCATCTAGCACACGATGCTCTACACCTTCATGATCGGTCCAACGTTGTAACATCATATTATTCCAGTTGTAACCTTTTGTACCTTTGTCTGCAAATGCTTCTTGTAAGCCGACCTTGTTCTTAGTGCCTTTCTTGCGTACACCTGGGTACGCACTAAACACATTGTCGCTAGTATCGCCACGCATACATTTTTCAAACAACATAAACTCAGGATCAGGTGCAGGCTTAGGTTCTTTAGTCTTCTTATCAATTACATGCTCGCCCTTCTTATCAAAGTAACCTTCGTGTGTAATTGTTACATCTTGTATGCCGTTATATTGACGCACATTGGGTGCAATAAGTTGTGCAAAGTCACCATCTGTGCTAATAATAATATGATTGTCGTTAGGATGTGATTGTATCCAGCCAGCAATAAGATCATCTGCTTCTAGTTGTGGATGTTGCATAACAGTGCAATTAGTCTTTGTACTTACAAAGTCTTTAAACTCGTCAAATATCTCCCAAAACACTGTATCTTCTTCGCTTTCAGTTACAGTCATTTTATCACGTGCAACCTGTCTATTACGTTTGTAAGGTTCGTAAAAGTCTTTGCGCCAACTACGTCCTTCTAAACAAAATACAACATGATCAGCATCAAAGTCACGCCATGCTTTCTTTACACCTGCTAGTGTAATGTGTAGCGCCATGCCTACCTTAGTGTCAATATCACCACGTACTACATGCCTTGCACGGAAGAATGTATTTGCAGTATCTACAAGAATATAATTTGCCATTAGTTTGCCTTTGTATAATTTATAGTACTATTGTAACACCAGATCTGGCTTGTGTCAAGCATTAAGATACTTCACTTTTATCTTTATCAATTGGAACTACGTTAATATAGCCCATTTCACGTGCAGTTTCTACGCCTTGTTCGCCTAGTATCTGTACAGCAATAGTTTTAAACCAAGCATCTACAATTTCTTCGTTAGATTCACCTGAATATCCTGCATCAAGTAATTCTTCGATAAATTGATTGTTCCAATCTAATTCGAAAAATCCGTTCTTAATGTTATCTGGATTTAATTGTGTATCTAGTACAGCTACCCAAGGTTGTTTCTTAGCAGTTGCTTCTTCTTTTTCTTTTGCAAGAATAGCTCTACGCTGTTCTTCTGAAGTTTTTTCTTTTACTTCTTCTTTTATTTTAGGTTTAACACCTAGTGCTTTTTTTATTTTATCCCAGTTGCTCATATCAGTCCTTTTTCTCTTAGTTCTTGATCTAAGTTTTTATTTATTTTAGCCTTCATAGCATTTTCGTGTTTTGCATTGATGTATTCATCAAGTTCCCCAGGCATTTCCGAATAGGCTGATGTGGAGTCTTGGTGTGAACCTCCAACCTCGCTCCATACATGCTTCGGCGACTTCTTTAACATTGAGGTTATACTCTTCCGAACGTCCGCCAAGCGGCATAAGATATACTGGACACTCAACGCCTGCGTCACGGTATGCTTCCACAGCTCTAGTAACTTCATCGAAATCGCTATTAGTAGCGACAACAAACTTAAGATAGATGTCACTGCCGTCAACAAGACTATACTCATGAGCCACGTCAGGCTTAATAGCAGTATCCCAAGGTTCTCCACTAACTGAAAGTTTCGGGGAACAAGACCAAGTGACTGTAATTCTGTCACTTTCTGTGAGATAGTTGAATAGGTCGTCGTGTAAAGTTTGTGTAGTGTTTGTTTCAAATGTAACATTTTTTAGATCCTGCATACGTGGATGTTCGAACAGTTCTACGTAAAGTCGTTGCCACGCTAACAACGGTTCACCACCTGTCATAATCAAATGAACGTCTTGTCCATTGTCCATTGTCCACTTACCTTCTGGAGTAAGAGACAGCAAATGTTCAACTACTTCATCTACAGTTGCTTGCTTGTTAAACTTTTTAAACTCAGGATAGATACTTGCATAAGTGTCGCAACCTGTGTGTATAATAGGCAAGTCGTTGAACTCTTTAGTAGTTTCGTGTACGCCTGCGTCAAGCAATCCTTGTACTTCAGCATTATGAATAATACCTGCCTTTTGCTTTTCGTCACGCATAGGTTCATTCTTTAAACCAAAGTTCATACAGCGAAAGTTACAACCAAATGTACGTAAGAACACACTAGGTACTCCTACAAATTTACCTTCGCCTTGTACACTATAAAATGCTTCTGAATATCTAAGTTTCATTGCTGGCTTTCTGTTAACTGCTTCATATGAAGGATAACCTTTTTCATATACTGGTGCTTCTATCATATTATGCTCCACATGCAAATTGTTGTTGTAATTTAATATTGTCAAAAAACTCTTTCTTTGTGCCTGCATCTTCTTTAAATGCGCCACGCAATACAGTTGTTTGTGTAAGACTGCTAGTTGCCATAATGCCTCTATTCTCACAACAACCATGTGTTGCTTGAATGTACACACCTAAGTGTTCTGCATCTGTTGCAGTTTGAATCTCACGTGCAATATCATTTGCAAGTTCTTCTTGTAGTGTGCCACGTCTAGCACACCACTGTGCAATACGTGTGTACTTGCTTAGACCAATTAGTTTGTCTGCGGCAATAATACCAATGTATGCAACACCTGTTACTGGCTGGTGGTGATGTGAACACACACTTTTAAGTTCTGAACGGACTACAAGCATTCCTTCATAACGTTCATCGCTATCATTAGGAAATGCTGTTGCGCTAGGCATAGGATCATAACGTCCTGCCATTAATTCATTGTAGTACATTTTAGCAAGACGTCTTGCTGTACCTTGTGAATTAGGATCATTTACTTGATCAATTAGTAGTGTATCTAGTACACCTTGAAATGCTACAGTAGCTTCTTCAATAAGTTCTTCTTTGTCACCTTTTTG